CGATGTAACAGTCACGAACGCCTTTGTCACTTCGTCGGAAGAAATCGCTCCGGCTTCCATGCGCTTTCTAAGCTCCGCCATGGATTCGCCTGTTTTCCCGCTGATCGTTTGAAGTGGATTGAATCCCGCATTGATGAGCTGTAAAAGGTCCTGGCCCATGAGCTTGCCGTTTGCTGAGATTTGACCAAAAGCTAGTGCCAACCGGCTCAACCTTTCTTCGTTTCCACCAGCTACATCGCCTAGCATTTTAACGGTCGAAACAACCTTAGAACCTTCGATACCAAACTGAAGTAAAGTAGTGGTGGCGGCGGTAACGCCGGCAAATGTCATTGGCGAATGGTCGGCTAGATATTTCAATTCTGCTAGTTTATTTTTCGCGGCATCGGCAGAATCGAGCATGATACCAAAAGAGACTTGGGAGCTTTCCATCATGGCGTCGAACTTGATGCCTTTGATTGCAAGACTCATTGCACCCCATGCGACCGATGCTAGGCCAAGGGCTGAAACAATCTGATCGACAGCCTTAGAAGTAGAATTGCCAGCGTCCTGTAGACTCTTATTCAGTCCTGAGTTATTACCGTTAATTTCTATTAGCAGTTCACCGAGAATAGCCATGGAACCCCCTAAAAGAACACAGCGGCATTCTTCTTCATTTGCGCTTCAGTAACTTTCCTTGCTTCCCGTCCACCCAGGAACTCGTCAGGGTCTTTTCCGTTCATTAGGGCGGCGTAGCAAACGGCCTGAATCTTTGCCCTTTGCTTTTCAATCTTGTTCCACTCGTCGATCATCGAAATCAAAACACGAGGGGTTATGTCCCAGAACTGTAAATCACTCCGACCGAGATAGACAGTGGCCATGGTGTAAAGGTACGCCCATGGCCACTCGCTTATTTCTCGGTCGGGCTCGTAGGGTCGCTACTAGCAACCGGGGAAGCAAGCCGGATAGCCTCGGCAACGGTCAAGACAAGCGCAATGGCATCCTGCATCGTCGGAATCTCGTCAAGCCAATCAGAAACTCGATCTCTCGTACACTCCTTGTCAATCGAAACCCCGGCATAAACAATGGTGACTAAAAGTTCAAGATCAAGACCGCCTGCCGATCCCATGTTAGCGAGCGCCATCATGGCTTTTTCGAGACTGCCAAACTCCCTTTGCAAGATGCGAAATGCCTTCATTCCAAAAACCATCTTGCGTTCTTTGCCACCTAGTTCAATGCACCCGTCTTGCGCTTCGATTCTTTCAAGTTCACCCATCATGTCTCCCTAGTCCAAAAATAAGGCCATGAGGAATACCCATGGCCCGTTAATCCGTGAATCAGGTCATTAGGTCCGAGTAGTCACTGAGCCAGAGAAATAGGCAGTAACGGAAACACCAGACGCATCCTTGATCGCCGATCCAGCGGCGATCAAGTTGTAAACGGCAGTCGCGGCAACGTTGGTTGTGATAGTTACCGTAACCGTGCTATTCGAGAATCCCGTGCCTGCCGATAGAATTACAGCACTCAAGGGTCCAGCGGTAGAACCATCTGAAACCTTTGCGGCTTGAAGGGCTGAAGCAATCGCTGTGATCGAAGCTGTCGGAATGGTGAACGGAATAGAGCCCGAAGCCGAAGCCTTCGAGAAGGTCGCCAGCATGGTTTTTGTCGCTCCAGCGCCGGCAGTGATGACAACGGTCAGGGCCGTAGTGTCAACGTTGTTGCTGATGACAGGGTTTGTGAACCATCCGGTCAAGGTAGCGGCAGGAGCCGAAGCGTCGTCGGTACGGATCGTAGTCCGGTAGGCGCTGTTACAGATTAGGTTGACAACGGCACCTTCAATCATTTGAGACTGGTAGTTAACGCTTGATTCCTTAGTGGTAGCGCCCTGGTCCGGCTTCGAGAACTTTACCTTGGTGAACCAAACATACCCGTTTGCACCGTCGAGAGACAACTTGAATCCCACTGCAACATAGGGGGAAACGTCGGTGGAAGCCTGCACAATCTGTCCGTTGGCGTATGAGTGTCCTAGAATACGCGCGCGATCCTGAGGAGGAAGGTCGGCAAGATCAATAGAGATTGACTGATCCCCAGTTGTTTCACTCGAAGCGAAAACACCATTGTCGCCATAAAATCGTGACAGAGACCCGGCGGCTTTGTAGTTCGCGGACTTGAGTCCAGTGATGGGGTAAACGGTGCCATACGTTGCCGTTCCACCTGAAATATCAGTGCCGTCGGTCAAGAGACTGTAGACGAAACCGGAAACGCCAACGACGATACCGGGGTTTGTAGTAGCCATGGTAGCTCCTTTTCCGGGTTCGCCCGGTCGATATTACTATATGTTCATGCACTCATAAAGTCAAGTCTAGAATACTGTTAAAGTCCTTCTAGAATACCGCATAACGGTATGACCATAATCTCCAGGGTCTTGAAGGTCAGAGGAAAAATCTCGGTTATACCCCGCTGTTTTTACCGCTGTGTCAATGGCGTTGGATATTGCAAACGTCGAAGTATTCGGCGCCGTAAATACATGACACTCCATTTCCACGTTCTCTGATTTCGTTTCGTTGTCAAAATAGTTCATGTCATCGTTGTAATCATTGATCTTCTGATATGTTATGAGTGGAAATGTTGGCGATGTTGGATACCATGTTTTATAGATTCTAGTGGCAGGCACTAGGGCAGTCACCGAAGTAGCGGCGATTAACACGGCACGGAAGGCGGTATTGTGGTCAATCATAGGGCTGTTTTCAACCTCTGTTCAATGATTCGTTTTATTGATGATCTAGATGTATTAAGTGCTGGGGTTAAAAATGGCTGTGGCTTGTTTCCGTGAGTCCATACCACTTTACCATTATCGTTTTTGTATGCCCACGGTGTTTTCCTACCATCGCCATTCTTGGCATAAATACCGGTCCCGAACTCAAGATAAGCGGCATATTCTGTCGACGTTCCTACCTGACCAACTGGATAGCCTACCCTATCAATTATTCTGTGGGTTATAGACTTCCTGAGCATACCAGTATCAACTGGAGCAAGTGCGGCGGCTTTTCCTTCGACAAAAATACAAGCTTCCTCGATTCCTATTTTCAGCAAGGTATCGAGTTCTATTCCTACCGCTGTAAATGCCTGTTGAAGTATTTGCGCCTTGAGGTTAGTATAGTCTTTGTCACGTTCAGACATTACCCTTTGTGAGACAAGTCTACGAGCCATTCCACACCGTCATAATGGCCTCACTGTGGGCAGGCCAAAGATTAGGCGGGCCAGATACCATGTATCGTTTAAGGTCGGCCTGATCCTCTACAACAATTCCCTGGGTCAATACAACATCGTTGTCGTAAAAAATAACCTTCGCGTTGGCTTCGGTTGAATCAAGGCCGAACTCAGCACGGCGGGAAGCTGTACGGGCAAGCGGTTGCAGGTCGCCATTAAAAGTGGTAATAAAGGTAATCGTCGGCACCATGATACCTTCTGCATTGGGGGCGCGAGTCACGCTATACGATTTCATGGGACGATCATGTCGAGTCATTCTCACAGCGGGCGGTCCTCATACCCATGCCAAGATTTGCCTTCTGCCAGAGCCCCTACGGTCATACCTCGTCTATCTCTATATTTCTGCATCTTATTCGCAAACACCACGCCAACCAGTTTCCATTGGGCCATCATAGCCTCTGTTCGAGACGAATATCCCGAAAGCCCCTTACTGCCAGACCGAACACTGCCCCGTGAATACGAATATCCGCCTTGACTCTCAGATTCCATTCCAATAGAACTACCCCCGCCAGCAGTCTCGGCCATTTGTTCACCGATCATGCGGGCGGCCACGATCTTGGTTCCGGCTGGCCAGGTGACAACACCGTCAACCTCGAAAGTGTTTCGGCAGTAGGTAATGAAGTCATCTTCCACAATCGGGATTAGCGTTTCGATGAGGTCATCTTTTGCCGTTCCCGAGATTTGCAGAAGCGTCTTTGTGGTGTCAACGTCGATGATTGCCATTATGCCACCTTAGATATAGTTCATGTAAACTTTGACTTCGCCAGCGGCAACAGCCGTAGTGTCTGCCGTTGTGGCTAGTGCTGTGATAGCGTATGCGATACCAGTAGAGAAGTAGATACCAAGGTCGCTGATATTGAGACTCACCGATCCGCCGTTAGTCGCTGCGGTAACGAAAGGAACGGTCATGACAGGAATATCAGTTCCTACCGTTGGTGCCGACGCTTTGTTATAGAGCTTGAAGAATCGCACGGTAGCAGTCACCAAAGGCGAAGTTAGAACGAGAGCCGTGATACGGCCAGCAGAAGCCTTGACCGAAGTGGCGTTAGTCGTGGCCGCCGCTTCAAGGGTATGGACAGTAGGGACGGGAAGGTTTGGAGAAAGTGAAACGGTCAACGCCGGGTCAGCGGCCGCCGCCGAAGTACTGGCCGCCTTTACTGCCGCCGGACCGTTGGTCGCATCACCAATCCTGGCCCACAAAGAAAGGGCATTAGTGTTATTGTTTGGGGAAATTGCGACAACCATGGCAGGGTCAGCCGCTACAGCGGCAGTAGACGCGGCCTTGATAGCCACCGCAGTAGTACCGTCACTTGGCTTGACAAAGATACCGCGCGCCACGGCATCACCAGCCGGTGTCAGGTTGGTTCCGTCCGAAAGTCGAGCGTTCTGAAGCATATTTGTCAGAGGATAGGCCATTAGTTCGCTAAAAGCTTGCAAGCCGGTAGTAGTACCAGTAACGCCTGTCGATATCCTGGCTCGGAAGTACCGAAAGAAAAGGTTGGTGTATAAGTACCGTGGAGTCGCGGCCACAACGGCATATGTGCTGATTGGTTGGTTAGCAGGTGTTGCCATATCGACCATAGGAACCGAAACAAAGTTCGTGTTATCGTTCGATCCTTCAAAGGTAATGTTACCTGCCGTCACAGTACCAGCCGCAGGGACAATCTGAATCCCGATAGATCGGAAGTTGGTACAATCCGTCGAGCTAGTGCCCGCCGTGGCTAGTGCAATGTTATTGTTTAGCGCAAGTTGTCCACCC